ATCGATCCAACCAAATTAAGAAAGGTCAAAGAAGTAGAAGAAGAAGTTGACCAAAGAACTGGTGCAAAGATAATTAAGAAAGTAGAAGAATACTTTATGTACCAGGATAACGCAATGGGTAAATACAATCAGGGATTAAAGATTAAACCTGATGCAATTGCATACTGTACTTCAGGTGTAATGGACCCAGGCAGAAAAAGAATACTTTCATATTTACAAAAGGCTTTAAAGCCAGTAAATCAATTAAGAATGATGGAAGATTCCTTGGTAATCTATAGAATATCAAGAGCTCCAGAAAGAAGAATATTTTATATCGATGTAGGTAATTTACCAAAAGGAAAAGCGGAAGATTACTTACGTGGTATTATGCAACAGTATAGAAACAAATTGGTATATGATGCTAAAACAGGCGATATCAAAGATGATAAAAAACATATGTCAATGTTGGAAGATTTCTTCCTACCAAGAAGAGAAGGTGGAAGAGGTACTGAGATATCAACATTACCAGGTGGAGAAAACCTAGGTCAAATAGATGATATCTTATATTTCCAAAAGAAACTATATAAAGCATTGAATGTTCCATTAAATAGATTGGAACAAGAAGCACAATTTAGTTTAGGTAGAACAACTGAAATAACTAGAGATGAAATTAAGTTTAAGAAGTTTATTGACAGATTAAGAAAAAGATTCTCTGATTTATTCATGCAACTACTTAAAACACAACTCTTATTGAAAGGTGTTATAACATCTTCAGATTGGAATAGTTGGAAGAATGGTATTGTATTTGATTATATTGAAGATAACTATTTTTCTGAGTTAAAACAATCTGAAATGATAAGAGAAAGGTTTGAAATGTTGAGTTCCCTCGATGAGTATGTCGGTACTTATATATCCAATGAATGGGTAAGAAAGAACGTATTACGATTCAGTGAAGAAGAGATTGAAGACATTGCTAAGCAAATAGATAATGAGGATAAAGCTGGAGAGCTGGATATGCCAGATCCAGATGACCCAAGATTCGCTTAGTAGAAATTATAATTTTTATAAATAATAACACGAGGTAAAAATATTATGAGCGTTGAAGAAATAGTAAACAATTTAAAAGATGGCGACAATGTTGCCGCTGGTAAAGCCTATGATTCTGTTATGGCAGAAAAATTAAAGGCTGCTTTGGATGCTAAGAAAATAGAATTAGCACCAACAATGGCAGGTCAAGAACCTGTAATTCCAGTGGATGACGCCGCAGGAGAAGCTCAAGATGAGATTAATAACTGAGTTTGTAGATAACGACCTAGATATTATTGTTGAAGCCAATAAGAAAACTGGTGAGAAACAATACGCTATCGAAGGCGTGTTTATGCAATCAGAAGCAAAGAACAAAAATGGTAGAGTATACGAAAAGGCTGTAATGGAAAAAGCCGTAGATAAGTATATAACCGAACAAGTTAAAACAGGAAGAGCAGTTGGAGAGTTAAATCATCCGGAAGGACCAACTGTAAACCTGGATAAAGTTTCACACAAAATTAATTCACTGCATTGGCAGGGAAATGATGTTGTAGGAAAAGCATCAATTCTTAAAACCCCAATGGGTAAGATCGTAGAAGGTCTACTCGATGGTGGTGTTAAGCTTGGTGTATCAAGTCGTGGTATGGGAAGTCTTGTATCGAAAAGAGGCGCACAGTATGTGGGGGATGACTTTATGTTATCTACTATAGATATTGTTCAAGACCCTTCAGCTCCAAGTGCATTTGTAAATGGAGTTATGGAAGGTGTTGAATGGGTATGGGATAATGGCGTACTTTCACCGCAAGATATTGAATTAATTGAGACTGAAATAAAAAGCACCCCAAAGAAACATCTACCTGAGGTAGAGATTCGAGCTTTTAAAAATTTCCTCTCTAATATAAACTCTCAAAATAATAGGGGAATATAAAATGTCAGAAGAGATTTTAAATCAAGAAGCAGAGAGCCCCGCAGTAGAAGAAGACCAACTTCAAGAGAGTCAAGTAGAGGAAACTGTAGAAGTTTCTGAAGATGAGGCTATTGAAGAAGGAATGCATGGTAAAAAGAAGAAGGAAGAAGAATACGAAGAAGGTGTCAAAGAAGACGCTCCTAAGATTAATATTCCTAAAACTAAAGCCGGCACAATTCAAGCTGCTGTAGATATGCTCAAAGCTGCTAAAAAAGAAGATGCACAACGCTTATTCGCTAAAATGATTAAAGTTTCTGAAGCAGAAGAAGAAGATTCTTTAAAATCATCTAAAGATGCAGAAAACCAAGTTAAACCTAAATCAGCAAAAGCACCAGCCGCTTCAGGCGCAGGTGATAAGCATGGTGAAGTGGTTAAAGCTAAGGTTGAATCTGTAGATTTTGATGAGGATTTAGATATTCTTATTGCTGAAGAGGCTACATTATCTGATGGCTTTAAAAATAAAGCTGGTACAATCTTCGAAGCAGTGTTAACTTCAAAATTAACACAAGAAGTAGACAGACTAGAGTCTGAATATGCTTCAAATCTTGAAGAAGAAGTTAAAGAAATCAATGATGACTTAGTAGAAAAAGTAAATGCTTACTTAGACTACGTAGTAGAAAATTGGATGAAAGAAAATGAATTAGCTATTTCTAACGGTTTACGTACAGAAATTGCTGAAGAGTTTATGACTTCACTTCAAAAGGTGTTCACAGAACATTATATCGAGGTTCCTGAAGGTAAAGTTGACTTAGTTGATGAACTCAACGATCAAGTTAATGAACTCGAAGAATCTTTAAACAAAACCACAGAAGATAACGTTAAATTACATGCTCAAAATTCTGAATATCAGAAAGCTGAAATCGTAAGAGAACAATCTTCAGGGCTTGCAGAAACTGAAGCTGAAAAATTAGCATCATTACTAGAAGATGTTGAATTCGAAGATAGCGAAACTTTTGAAAATAAAGTTAAAACTATTAGAGATTCATACTTCAAAGGTGAAGTTAACGAATCAGTGGACGAAGTAGATAGTTTACTTGGTGAAGATAATCCTGAGCAATCAGTAGTATCTGAGTCAATGGCTAGATATACTCAAGCTATTAACAAACACATTTCTTAAAATAGGGGAAAAAAATGTTTAATGCAGACGCAAACTTAATGGAAAAATGGGGTCCTGTTCTAGACCATGACGGTGTAGACCCAATCCAAAGTAATTACAAGAAAGCTGTCACAGCTAGATTGTTAGAAAACCAGGAAGTTGCATTACAAGAAGAAAGAGCTCAAGCACAAGGAAATTTCATTTCTGAAGCTGCAGCTGCTAACAATATTGGAACAGGTTCAGCACCGAATAACATCGGTACTTTTGACCCAGTATTAATTTCTTTAGTAAGACGTGCAATGCCAAACCTTATTGCTTATGATGTAGCTGGTGTCCAACCTATGAGTGGACCTACTGGTTTAATCTTCGCAATGAAATCAAAATATACCTCACAATCAGGAACAGAAGCTTTCTTTAACGAAGCTGATACTGATTTTTCAGGTACAGGTACTCACCAAGCAGATCCAACTGGATTAGCTGGCGTTACTGATGCTGACACTGACGGTTCAATCGCAGATACAGCTGACACTGTTTCAACATTCGGTTCTGGTTTAACCACAGCCGCTGCTGAAAGATTAGGTGTTGGTGAATCTGGAGACGGTGCTTTCGGTGAGATGGCTTTCACAATCGAGAAAGCTACTGTCACAGCTAAGTCAAGAGCTCTAAAAGCTGAGTACACAATGGAATTAGCACAAGACCTTAAAGCCGTTCATGGATTGGACGCTGAAGGCGAATTGGCTAACATCCTATCAGCTGAAATTTTAGCTGAAATCAACAGAGAAGTTGTAAGGTCAATCCTTAAAACTGCTAAAATCGGTGCTTTACAAACATCTACTGCTGTAAGTGGTATATTTGATGTTAACACTGATTCAGACGGAAGATGGATGGTTGAGAGATTTAAAGGCTTAATCATGCAGATTGAAAGAGAATGTAATGTTATCGCTAAAGAAACAAGAAGAGGAAAAGGTAATTTCATTATCTGTTCTTCAGACGTAGCTTCAGCTTTAGCAGCTGCTGGTCTTTTAGACTACACACCTGCTCTTTCAGTTGATTTAAACGTTGACGATACTGGTAATACATTCGCTGGATTACTAAATGGTAGAGTTAAAGTTTACATCGATCCATATGCAACAGTTGACTTCGTTTGTGTTGGTTATAGAGGTTCAAATCCATACGACGCTGGACTATTCTATTGTCCTTACGTTCCTTTAACAATGGTTAAAGCAGTTGGTGAGAACGATTTCCAACCAAGAATGGGATTCAAAACAAGGTACGGCATGATTGCTAACCCTTATGTAGCTATTGATGGTTCTATCGGTTCAGATAGAAGTAACCAATACTTCAGAATCTTCAGAGTTGACGACATTATGGTGTAAGCCAGAGTTAATACTCTTTTTAAAAGGGCTCTTAACGGGCCCTTTTTCTTATATAAATATATTATATGGCAGTCACAACAAACAAAAATTATTTAAGTC